GAACCCGAGATTGTTGCGTTTATAGCAAAATCATCAGTATCAAGAAATTCAGAAAAATCCTCAGCAAATGCCATTTTTATTTACTCTTTTTCTTAGGCGCTTTTGGGGCTTCACTATAAGCTTCCGCTCTACCCATCTGTATTAGCACCCGTCCATCACTATCGCTCACCTCGGCAATAGCTCCCTTTAATAAATCTACACCGCTAGCAGCGGTTGAACTTAAAATTTTAATTTGCATAAAAACCTCGTCTAAGTGGGCGGGTTTGACCCCGCCCTATTTAAAGGATTAAGTGGTTATGAACCGCCTGAGCCTTTAGCAAATGACTGAGCGTGACGTACAGCAATATCAACATCTTGCAAACAAACTACGCGAACAGTGCCAGAAGCAGAGCCAGTAGAAGTATCCACGTTGATGTCTAGACCGCCCCACATGCCGATGATTAGATCAGCAAAGTTGCCAAACACAACTGTATTGGCGGTCATTTGGTTAGTTACTGCCATGTTGTAGCCGTTCACTTGACCATTTGCCATGACAAACTGACCAGAGCCAGAGTCTTTTGCCTTCTGCTTCATTGCGCCAGCCATTGCCGCCGTTGAAACATAGCCAAGAGAGCCGAACAAAGCGTTGTCGATAGACACTTGGGATTCAACATCAACCATCTCGCCAAAGGTCGGATTACCCGCCGCCGCAAAGGTTTTTGCGCCAATGCCAGTAGTTGCCAAGATTCCTGTAGGCTGGTTGCTTGAACCAGTTCCAGCAATCGCTGCCAAATCAATCGCCATAGCTAGGCGCATTGCTAAGTCATTGCGAACAAAACCCTCAATGTCAATTGAACTTTGTAGCAATAGCTTTCTAGAAATGTCAGAAAACGCACCAACTGTCTTAGGAGTCATTGTGACTTGATCAAATGCTGCTTGACTCTCAGTTACAGCCGCAGACTCAGCAACCCAGTAGGCTGTTGCTCCGCTGGTTTGACGGGGAATAGCTACATTGCCGTTTAGATCACGGAGCATGGTTGCGCCCATGCTAGAAATGACCATTGCATTCTCTAACGAATCAATAAATGAACTGGCTAGAAGATCGGTTGCAACAGTGTTGCCTCCAGCGGTTGCAGTGCCTACGTTCAGATCACGTTTTAAAACTTCACTCGGTACAAACAAACCTTGGGCTGTTCGGCCCATCTGATCTGCGGCTGCGCGAGAAGCTTCAAACTCAAACGCTGCATCTTCTTGAGCGCGGCGGTCACTAGGGTTAGCTAAAGCGTGAATTGCTTTCATAAAAGAAAAGTTACGAATTTCTTTGGCGCTTAAACCAATGTCATTATCTTTCTTTATTACTGGCTGGGCAGTTCCAATGGTGTCTAATAGTTGAGCGCGGAAAGCGTCAACAGATTTACCATCATTGATAAATGTACGAGCCATTTCTTTTTGATTGTGCAAGTTACCCGCTGCTTCAATATTTTGAATGCGATCAACTTCTGAGCGGCGTGCCGCTTCTACTTCTGCCCGAACATCTACAGTCTGGGTTTCTACTACTGGCGTATCCATAATTGGTTCCTTAATTTCTTTAACTTCTTGAACTTCGATTAATGTTTTATGATTGCTGGAGGCGTTTCGGCCTACACCTACAGAAGCATCTGCTGGGATACTGACTATAGAGACCTCGTATGGCTCCCAATCTAAGGCTCGGTAAGATTCCTCACCCTCTTTTTCATCTTCCATCACCATGCGGTGAATGCGATAACCAACTGAAACGTGTTTACGGATACCATCCATTACGTCATTGAATATTTCCGTTGCGCGTGCGCTATTGCCAAAACGCACTGTGGCTCGACCTACCCGATCACCATCAACAGAAACAGATTCCACAACACCAACATGATCAGAAGGGTCGTGATCTACTAACACAGCCCCGCCACCATTTAGTCTGCCAAGACGAATAGCGTTGGGATTGTGGTCTAGTATTTCTCTTCCAAACCAGCGCTCAACAGGCTCCTCACTGGAAAAGGCTAGGTCTACTGTTCGCGTTTCCGCATCAACAGATTCCCTATTTAGATTAAAAGTGCGATATAAATCGCCCGTATTCATCTCATTCATCATTAGCCTCTTGATTGCTATTAATAATGTCATTAGTAGTTAGGCCAAAGCTTTCTAAAACTGCTAACTCAGCTTTACGCTCGGCGCATACGTCAATAAAATTCAAACCCGCCGCTGCTGTTATTGCAGTAAGCGTGCCCGTTCCCATCTCAACCATCAATTTGTTGGCTTGCTGATCTTTTAGCGGATCAACCCAAGCCCAGCCGCGAGGTTGCCAGTTTACTTTGGTAAACTTTTTAAACTTCTTTTCTGGTAATTTGAGCGCTTGAGTTCTTAGCGATTGAGATAACCACGCTTGATAAACAGGCCGATGTAATTGTTCAGCGACCCACTTTTGCAGTATTCGCCAATGTTCGCGTTCTTCTAAAACACCACTGCGGATAGAGCTAAAGTTTACGCCTTCAAGGTCATTTGCTAGGCCGTTGTAAGCCACGTTAAGCCCACTGGACGCGCCTCTCAACACAGTCTTGATAAACGCTTGATAGGATGAGTTGGGGTGGCTAGGGTCGAAAGTCTCAACGCTCATGCCTGCTGGAAGTTGTTCAAAAACGCCTGGTTCCATATCAGTTAAAAGGTTCCCTGATTCATCCTCTTCACCCACATAAGAATCAGAGTCAGGAGAAGTGTAGAAGCCCATTTTACTTGCGCCAATGCGTGCAGCAATTAGCTCGGCCTCTTCATAGCCAGCAATCATATTTAAACGCTTCATAGCGGTATTCATCCAAGGGATGCCGCGCATTTGGCTTGGTCGTTCTGCTATAAATAAGTGGCAAATATCGGTCGCAGGAACGCGGTTGTATTTTCGGCCTTTGTAATTAACAGAGGTTTCATTAGGGTGGTCAGTCAAAAGATGGTAGGCCACTGGCGCATCCCACTCATTAACTTCAACCGACATAATTATTCGATTTCCATTAGCTAAAGTTAGGTTAAAATCCTCGTCTAAATGATCTGCTTCAATGATCTGAACAGCAAAACCAAAGTCATTATCAAAATTACGAACCTTAACCACTAAAACTTCACCATCTCTAGCACAACTTTCAATAACTAGCCGTTGTATGTCCACCCAAGATAATCGACCCGTAACTGAGCAGTTCTCAGGTAAGCTCCACTCAGCAAATGCTTCCTCAATGGTGTCGTTATCTTGCTTGTCGAGAGAACCATCCTCTCTCACTGAACGCGCTTGTAACTGAATGCCATGAACGCCAACAACATTGGCTTTAACCATCTTTAAAAATTTAGAAGCGTAATCATTATCCATTGCAAGCTGTCGTGATCTAGCTCGCATAACTCGCAAGCTAACTTCTAGCTCACCATTAGCTGTTAGTCTGGAGCCTTTAAAATCTTGGGTAAGACGATCAATAACGCTAGAGCCATATCTACGAAAAGATGTTTTACGTTTTTTACCAGTAGGCTTTTCTGGCTCGCTGCTCTTATCCAAAAAGCTCAAAATCCCCATTTAAACAAACCTCGCTTTAATTGTTCCAGATTGGCCTAGACCAGCTTTAATGCGCTCCATGCGAACTTCTTTTACATATTTCGCGGCGTATTGGTCTCGCCAAACCATAAGGTCGGGAATTGGAATTCTAGTGATTGATCGTCCTGCAATGGAGTAGCCCATTTGATCTTTGGTTGCTCTTCCAGCAAGCAGCGCGTCAATAGCATCTAGCATCGCTTTATTGTTAGAGCGAGGGTCGGTTGTTGCAGTGGCTTTATTCGGTTGAATAATAAATGCGCCAGAATCTAAGGTAATACGCTCATTGTCAGAAGTGCGCTTGATGTACATTTGCCAATGGTAACGCCCAGCGGAGTAGTTCGCTGTCGTAGAGGCAGGGATAATAATTTGATAGGCAGAGCCAGATTCGGAAGCTGTCAAGCTTATTGATGTTGTTCCCGCGCCTTCTTTTCTAGCACTATAACTAAGGGAATAAGAGGCTGGAGGGTAATCGCCACCGAGGTCAACTCTAGTCCAAGCCACTCTATCCCCTGCCGTAAATGACAAAGGTTCTGTGGTCGTGAAGCTAGATGTGTCGAAAAGGTTAGCCATTCTGCGCCCAAAGCATTGATTTATGCTGTTGGGTTAGCTGTCCTTGTCGCTAAAAGCAAGTCACCGCGATTGAGTAACTTCTTGGGTGTTCATAAATGCGTATGATCTGTTGTCGAGAACCTCAATTACCATTCCTATAAATCGTAGGGTCGGTAATTCATCGTCATAAAGATTGAAACGATACTCCTCTCCAATTTCTATGTCGTCCACACCAAACACCCTGCCAGAAATATTTCCATCAAGGTCGTTTGCTGCGTCAAGTATCCACTGGTCTTGCGCTAAATGTAGGTCAGATAAGCTCATAATTAATTCTAACATTTTAATTTGAAAATAATTTAATTTATTTTAACTATCGACTTGCATGCCTAGCGCATTGTGCTATTATAGATACATACAAACAACGCAGCAAAAGGAACACACCATGAGCCAAGTTACTAAATTCGGAATTGAGATTGAAGCCATTGCTCCTAGCCACATGGGACGCGAGGCGCTAGCCGCTAGAATTTCAGAGTTAGCAGATGTTGATTGCGTATTTGAAGGTTACAACCACCGCACACGCGCACATTGGAAGATTGTTACAGATGCTAGCTTGAGCGGTGACGGCGTTTGTTTTGAGGTTGTAAGCCCAATCTTAGATGGTGAGGATGGTTTAGCCCAAGTGACTCGCGTAATGGATGCGCTTGAGGCTTTAGATTGCACAGTTAATCGTAGTTGCGGCTTGCACGTTCACCATGACGCTAGAGAGTGGAACGTAAAAGAGCTTAGAAATATTTCACGTTTATGGGTTAAGTATGAAACAGTTATTGACCAAATCATGCCACCATCACGCCGTGGTAACGCGGGACGTTGGTGCAGAAGTAATGTTACAAGCTCAATGCCACGCCAGCTTGCAGCCATAAGCCGCTGCAACACTGTTGATGACGTTATCCAAACCATGAGTGGTGGAAGCCGCTACGTTAAGCTAAATCTTCACAGCAAATTAGTTCACGGCACTGTTGAGTTTCGCCAGCACAGCGGCACAGTAAGCGCTGAGAAAGCAGTAAATTGGATCAAGCTGACCGCTGCCATGATGCGTAGCGCAGAACGCGCCACTCGAATCAACGTAACTGGCACAGGCAAATTTGAGAATCTTGCCAAGATTGGCAAAGATCGTATGTTAACCAAATATTTAAAAAACCGCCGCGCAGAAGTGGCATAACGGGAGTAGATAATTATGGGCAAGTTTAAAACGTTACAAATAATCAAAAACGAGGAATTACCAATGACTAAATTATACTTTGCATACGGCGCTAATACTGACATGGATAGCATGGGCATGCGCTGCCCAAAAGCCAAGCCAGTTGGCAGAGGTACGCTTTGGGATTACATGCTAGTGTTTAGGCGCGTTGCTGATATTATCCGCAATAATGACCATGTTGTTCAAGGCGGCTTGTGGGAAATTACTCCTGAGTGTGAGGCTTCACTAGATCGCTTTGAGGGCTTTCCTAACTTCTACACCAAGCGTGAGGTATCTGTTGTTGTTAAAGGTTCTGACCGCCCTGTAAAAGCTATGGCTTACGTTATGAATACTGATGATACTTTGTTTACGCCACCGCCTAGCAGTTACCACGCGACACTACAGCGCGGGTACAAGCATTTTGATATTGATTATCAACAGCTAGCCGAGGGTGTTGAGCGCAGCAAGGTTGACGACTTGCCTGAGTTCAAATTTGACGAGCCAAACGATGATTTTTATTATGACCAAGTATAGTAATAACGCAGAGCTTGCCGCTCTGCTAAAGCTTCATGGGCTTAGTAGCCAAGCAGTTGTTGACCTTTACGCTGGAGACAGCGTGAGGGTTAGCATTAGCACCATTGAGAAATGGAGGGCTGTTGGCAAAGGCATTAGGAATATGCCAGATGTATCACTAGCGCTATTGAAGCGCATACTGGCTGAACAATAAAGAAAGAGCAGGAGGTTTATAATGGACAACTTTGATGTAAAAGTTAATAGGGAAATATTTGTAAAGACTGCGGAAGTTAGGGTAAACCGAGCCTTAAAACATATAAAAATAATTGGAGAATTAAACGACAAAAGCAAATATGTATACAGTGACGCTGATGTGAAAAAAATAGTTAAAGCGCTTAAAGATGCTGTTTTAGAAATCGAGGCTAAATTTAAAGAGCCTGTGTTTATAAAGAAAAAAGAAGAGTTTAAACTAGAGGAATAAAAGACGATGAAAATTAGAAACATTGAAGCCACCGATATGGGGCCAGATCAGCAAGAGATTGCTAGCTGGGTTGAGAATCATCTAGGGTACGCTGAGTTCACAAGCCAAGAAGAGTTTGATAAGCAAGAGGGTTCACTTATTCACCTTGCTTGTAAGGAGCTAGGCTGGCACTCAGTCCCTCAGAGTGGTGGGCTGGTAGTAGAATGGATGCAGGATGACGATGAAAGTATTAGAGGAATAAAAAATGAGAAATGAAACTTTAAATTTTGTGAGAGTAGCAAGGGAATCAAAAGATTCTCATAATGGATTTCTTTACATCCACAATTGGGCAACAGGATTTCAAGAGCTAATTTTTAGCTCAAAAGAAGCTGCCGAAACTTGGATTGAAATTCAGAATCAAAAACCTACCAGCGACCCACAAAAGTATTGGATCGGCGCTTAGGTGGGCTTTTAGTTTTTCTTTGTGTAGTTAACATTGGCTCTTCCACTAATACTGGGGGAGCTAATTTTCTAGCCCTAACTTTTAAAAGATTAGGGTTTAGATTGTTCAAAGCCGCGTAAGCGTAAACAAAACAATCAAGCGCCTCGTTTCGCTCCCTCGTTTTAACCCATTCTAAAACTGAAAATCCTTTCCTAAACTTAGTAACCAATTTTTCTGCGGTTAACTGAGCAAAGAACTCCTCATCTAGCTCTGCTGAAAAATGAACCTTATCATTATGAAGCCAAGAGTAGACAGTGCGCTTGGC